GACCGGAGGTTTTGATAAGACCTCCGGTCGGCTTAAACTTATCCCTGATTGGGGATGAGTAAAAGACGATGTGAATTTTCGCCGTCTCTGACCTTCAGGTTGTACCTGAGGATTTGAACCTACATAAGTAGGCACCCACGTCAACGCCATGCGCAGTTTATAGCGTATGGGACTCTTCTTAAGGTGATCCTTGCCTCTTCCTAAAAGAGGAACATGGAAAAACTTGAGAAGTGCAGCATACCCGTCTAACGTATCACGCCTGTTTACAGGCTTGAGCGTAAGCCCTCGAGTTTCGAAGGCTTGAAGCACTCGATTCCAACGAGTTGGAGTCGAGGCATCTAGATGAGTGTGCCACCCTAACGAACCTGAAGTCTGGCCAACTAGAGGAAGAGCAATTCCTAAACGCTCTTCAACTTCGTTAGCCAGAACGGTGCTGAACTCGTATAAACCACGTAACCAAGCTTGGTTACTGGTTGCCACGAGACCGGCAATAACGTTAGGGTCTGTTGACGGTTGATCTGGCCGGGAACCGATATAGATTGGAGTCACGTCGACTCCTCTCCATGCATCGACCCCGCAGCTTTCTTTGAAGTTACCTTCAAGATAGCTCTTACGATCGTTGATTTTAAGGCCAACGGAAGTAAGCCAGTTCACACACTGACGTGCATACCTCGTGTCTACGATAATATCATCACCGTAGATACGGATAAGACGAGACGCGCGCTCAACATTCCTGAAAGAAGGTTTAGTCCCCTTCATGTCAAGAATAGCTGCAATGCAGACTACCGCAAAGCAGATACTCTGAACTGGGAATGTCAAAGCGTTACCCATCCCGGCAAATTTACTCAATTTAGAAATACCAGTGTTAGGTACTTCTATATGAGTAGATCGGCAATCCATCATATGGTCCAAAAAGAGACCATGACGTTTGAATACGGCCTGTACGAGCTGAATGCTCATAAGGTCGGATGCAGACTTCAGATCGATGGTTGCCCAGTTGTCGTGAAGGGAGCCTTCCAAAGCAAGTTGTTGATTCTTACTTTGGTCGGTAATGTCCAGACAGTTACTGAGTATCTTGCAATTGTCTATAGCAGACTTAAGCAAGATAGCTAATCCTTGCTGAATAAATTGGTTCAGCATGGGTTCAACAGTAATAGTTCGTCGCGATGAAGAATTTTTCTCCACCGTGACCAGTCTGGCAGTGCGTCTCGAGACCTGTATACTATCATCGGCAAACATCTCTGTTTGTCTAGGGTAATTCTGGTCCTCTGGTTGTCTGATTTCGACTCTTTCCGATAAATCGGTTAGAGAACATTCGAAATCAGCATACCCATAGGAATCCAGATCAAACTCAGCGTTCTTGACTGAGTCTGTCAAGGCGGACCACTTCTGGTTCATCTTGTAACCCTCGTATACAGCACCGGGGCCGTGTTTGAATCGATCAAATCTTAGAGGCTCAGAACTTAAGCTTCTAAGAACGATTCCGGACACGAGAGAGATGAGGTGATACTGTCGGTCTGGTATAAATACCTTAGCGGCAATATCGTCAGTCTCTAAAAATGACGCAACGGCCTTCTTATGAAGAATCTCTTCTTCAGAAGATTGCATCGTCATTTTCTTAAAGAGGTAAAGCACCTCAGAGAGGCACTTTATGACGTCATCACTGACGTCCTCCTTAAGCTCCCCAGAGAACGGTTCGAATACTTCGCTGAACATACCTGAGAGAAATCTCGGGATTGTTCCCCTTGGGATTGACTTAAATCCCCTAGGGCAGGCGAACTTGCGATCACGGAGACCACTACGTAGTGCGTCTCCTAACGCAGGTAAAGCTATGGTTAGGAATCCATAGCCTTCGTTTTCGAACCTTGACTCCAGCGTTTCAAGATCACGCTGGAGGCCTTTCACATCAGGACAAAGTCTGTGGAAATCCATCCACAGACCACGTAGGAGTAACATCGGACTTTTCATCGCAACCTCCTTGAGGTAGTCGATTCCGAGTCTGATTCTCCGGTCCGACCTCTAATGGAGGTCTTACCCCTAATCCACTAGCGAGTGGATTCGGCACGCTCGGGAATGGAGAGCATGCTCCAAGGGTCATGGCAAGAATAGCCATAAACCCAAACAGCAGCCCATACCGAACAGCCCAACGAAGTACAAAGTCAACAGCTTGTTCATACGTATAAGGATTCATGATTGACTCCTTTTCTGTACGAACTAGCTCTGAAATTGTAGCAACTTGAGGGTTGTAACCTCACTATCATCGCGATAGTCCGTGAGGGCTTTCGCGAGGGCGACCATCTGAGCATCGGTGAAACCGAAACTCGGACGGTTGATAGTGATAGATACCGAAGCAACCTGCTTCTTTGTCAATCCAGAATACGGATCAACGGCGTTGACAGTCTGCGTCATCTGGACGTAGTGTCTGTCACCACCGCCTTTCGTACGCTGGTGATTGGTGATAATGGCATAGCCATTACCACCGGTATCTACGCGTTCTGAACCGTACCCATCTGACTTCACAACCGTGAAGACCAATTGGGGAGTCGGTGCAGCCGCGGCTACGGTTACTGGATCGGGAAGCATCAAACGTCTCCTTGTGAAATGATTTTTACGATCTAGGACTGAATGTCTTAGACCGTGAGTATTCGATGCGCTGTGCTAACAGAGCACCGATTATGGACTTCTGATATGTCGACAAACTTGTCGGCACAGAAGTTAGTTTCACATCAAGAACTGTTGCTAGGTCCATACGGGCTCTTGCCTCGTAGTTCAACACAGAGGTATGGCGATTAGCTACGACAGTTGTCGTGCTAATAGTCTGTCCAGGCTGGTTGAACACATAGTTGTTCCTAGTAAAGTTCGACTTCGAGTTGAACTCGGTAATGAGCATGCCGTTAGTATGGCATGTGATCATACCCCAGTTGATAAGACCCGGGTCATGGTTAATATTGTCGATTAATTCGACATAGTTACCAAAACCTGTGAAATAGTCAACTAGCCACGTCCACGGAACAAGATTATAAAGATCCGTGACACGTGGGACAGCTCCCATTCGGTCAAGAAAGCTCTTGACACGAAAGGTTGGTATATTTATCGGAGGAAAATCAAAAGTTGCGTTTATAACTAATCGCAACTCAGACTTTCTTTCGATCCTGGACGAGGTGAACGGAAAACCGTACTCCAAGCCAGATATATCATACTCGAAGCCCGAGACGCCCGTTTCGGCCGATTCGAACTCTCGTTTCGACCGAAAAGTTGTTGGTTTGCCATCTCTAGAGAGTAAGAAGTTATACTTCTTAGCCATCTTGTTGGGCAAAACCACCAAGTCTGATACGTCTTTATAAAGTTGTTTCCATCCAAAGTGAAAAGAAAGATATTCACC